TGGTTGCGTAAAGAAATTGAAAAGGTGCTTGCCGAAGGTGCCAATGACTTAGAAGAAGATGACGTTCCTAAGAAAGTTGAAAAGGTTGCTGTCTACGTTCCTACTATTCAAGATCGGTTACGAGAAGCCGCTGGAGACATGAGTGAAGAATTGGACTACGCTATTGACAAGTGGATTACGGATCCAGAAGGCTTTAACCCAAAAGAGTTTAAGGTTGTCAACTTGCTTAAAGGTAAAGGTGCCAAGGCCGCTCACGCACGGTTGATTAAAGGTTACTTCCAAAGCGGTGCTGACGAACTTGCTGAACTTGCTAGCGGAAACGCAGACGAGCAGTTGAAGGAAGCATACAAACATGTCGCACGTAAGAATGTTAAGAAGCTGATTGAGTTCTACGAAAACATTGCCCAGGCATGTGAACAGATTGCCGCAGAACAGAAAGTGCTTAAGAAGCCTCGTGCTAAGAAAGTTAAGCCAGCAGAGGACTTGGTTAAAAAGGTCAAGTTTATGTTGAGTGAAACTAAACTTGGTATTACGTCAGTGCCTCCTGCTACAATTATTGGTGCTCAAAGTGTTATAGTGTATAACACCAAGACTCGTAAGATTGGTGTGTATGTAAGCAAGACCAGCGCCGGACTTGGTGTCCGTGGTACTAGCATTACTGAGTTTACTGACAAGAGCTTCCAAAAAACTTTGCGTAAGCCGCTTGAACAACTTAAAGAGTTCAAAGAGCAAAATACGCAGAAGCGGGCTACTGATTGGTTTACTAAGATTAAAACAACCAGTGTACTGCTGAATGGACGTCTCAGTGAAGACATTGTAATTCTCAAGGCATATAAATGAAGCCGATTGTAGTCGACGACATTATCGATCCAGGTTTACAGGAAAAAATCTGGATGGATTCAAAAGACCTTAAGTGGCTGTACCATCGGAGTACCTATCGAGAAAATACAGGGCACACTATTACTAGTCAAATGTATGACGTAGGACAGTTAGTGTGTCCTATTATTGCCAAAGATGTAACCGATCCGTATTTTGAAAATGTGCTTCAACCATTGATGGCAGGAATACAACAGCACATTAAACCAATTGTAGGAATACACAGAGTAAAGTTTAACCTACTGTGGAAGTGCCCCGATGTTAACGGTAGGTGGTGTTCACCCCATGTTGACACGCATGATGTAGTTAACAGGTATCTAACCAAGTGGTCTGTTGTATATTATGTCAATAGCGCAGACGGGGATACTTTATTTTTTACGCCATACGAAATAATTCGGGTCGCTCCTAAAAGAGGACGAGCTGTTATATTTCCTGCTAACATGAAACACGCAGGAACCAATCCTTCGGTATCAGCCGAACGGGTTGTTCTAAATATTGTTGTAGATGTAGAACCTACGGAGATTCAAAATGAAATGTAATACCTGTAACAAAGATTATTCACCTAGCTGTGACTACAAACAAGGTCGTTGCCCAATGCGTCCCCCTATGTTGACTAATTATCATTTTAGATTTTATAATCTATTTCAAACTATTAAAGGACTTTTCAAACGTGGAAATTGACGTACAACCAAAAGATACAAGCAAGGGACATTTTTATGTTAGCCTTGTAAAGAGTGGATTTAGAATTGGAGCAGGTATTGCTTTAGTTCGCGGTGAGCTGGTTACTGCCGGAGCATTGCTAATTTTTGCTGAACTACTAGGCATTGTAGAAGAGTTAGTATGAGTAGGAAAGAAGAAATAGCAGAAAGAATGCAAGAGCTCATGTTGCCAATTGAAAAACAAATTTTAATGTGTGATAATAGAGAAGACTTGCTAATGATGGCTTGCGCTATGTTACAGCATGTTCGAACTATATTTGATCAAGAAATTGGTGAAGAAGGCCGTCAACAAATGTTTAGAGATTTCCAATGACATTACCAGATGAAAGATACCGTGCTGTTGTACAAACCGAAAAATTTCTAAGAGAAATCCTTAGTACCCCACGGGTTCCAAAAGCAATCAAAGATCAAGCCAGAAGTTGTTTACGGCATTACCCCACACACTGGGATATGCAGCGTACCGCACTTCAGGCGCCGGATGTATTCCAAGAACGCATGGAGCCATTGTACCGAATGATTGTAAAATACGAAGAGGAAAAATCTAATGGTGATGCCTAAACGATTAGGCCCTGCTATTGTATTTGAGGACGACTACGTATTTGATCGTAAAGTTGTAGTGCCAGAATTGGAAAAATATCTAGACAAAGTAGACGAGCCGTCTGATCTAGATATGATCCGTATGAAGGGGTTAGATATTACTACCCGTGAAATAGATGATACTCCGCACAAACTTCCAATCTTTGAAGACTTTACTAACTGGACTTTAGACAGAGCCCGTGGTATTTTAACTTCATGGAGATATGATTTTAAAGATGTTGAAGTAGCCCGTAGTTGGGTCAACAGGACACGCAAGGGTGGTTGGATTAATTATCACATACACCATCACACGGACTTGATTGTAGTAGCATACATTACCGCCCCTCCTGGGTGTGGAGATCTGTTGTTAGTAGATCCGTTAGAATGCCATTGGTTCGGTATGAATTTGAAAGAGGACAATAATAGTTTGTACACCGGTTACAAATTTCCCGTAAAAAATAACAAGGTTTATTTCTTTGCTCCTTTTATTAGACACGCAACTGAGCCTAGTTCTACTGATGAGATTCGATGGTGTATTGCTCTTAACTTAAAGATTATAAAATGACACCTCGTTACATCGGAGTGCCTCTTATTTTTGAAGAGGACTATATATTTGATAAGGCAATAGCGTTGCCCAAACTTGAAAAGATTACATCTATTAGCAAGGACTTTGACAATTACGGTCAAACACTTGAAGTGGGGAATGCCGGGAGTACCGCAGGCAATCGTCTTAATCAAATACACGAACAACCCGAGTTCGACGACTTTTCAACCTGGGCGTTAAAAAAGGCTCATAACATATTATCTTATCGTTGGGACTTTGAATTTGATTATATTGAAATAACACGAAGTTGGTCCAATAGACATAAGAAGAGTGGATGGACCAACTATCATACCCACGCCAATTGTGATCTAGTGTTGGCCGCGTATGTACAGGCTCCTCCAGAGTGCGGAGACTTATCGATTATAGATCCAATGGAAAATCATTGGTTTGGCATGAGTACTAAAATGAATTTACGGTCTCCACTAACTTATAACTATGCCGCACAAGACAATCGTGTTTATTTCTTTGCTCCGTTTCTAAGACACGGAACACAGACAAGTAACTCCGACGAAGATCGTTGGGTAATTAGTATGAATTTTAACTGCCGAAAAGGAAAGCCATGAAACTGAGACAAGTATTTGAAGTTGTAATTTTTGTAGTGTTGGCTATCATTGTGTTTGCTGGATACTTTTATTTCTTGCCCAAGCACGGTGAAGTAGTGTATAATTGCAGTATAGCAGAAATTAGCCCAGACATTCCTATTAAAGTTAAAGAGGAATGTCGTAAACTTAGAATGGATAAAATTAAATGAAAATTGGTCTTAGCTATAGTCGGTGTATTCGAGATATTGTTGATGGTGTCGTAGATATCGATGATGTCCTAGTTATTATTGCCCGTACAGATTTTGATCCGCATAATGACGATCAATGGCGTGGAATCTGGGAAGGTTATTCAGGCGGTTCATCCGGCACCTCACTGCAAGGACTATTTGGGGGATCCAATCCAGAATGGTACGGTACCACCGACGAAGATGAAGACAAGTATCGAAGTGTAAGTATTGAGCTGTGGGAAACCGGAAAGTTCCATCAGCCTCGCAAGTTTGGGGCACATCCTAGACGCCGTCCTGAAATTTGGCTTGAAGCAGTTCTGCCAAGTAGTGAGCTTGAAAATAACCAAGCCGCTAAGAAAGCCTGGGATACGTTCCAAACCATTGCGGGTCTAACTAATGTTAAACTAGATAAGGAATATAAGTGAAAAAAGAACTAGACGACCTGTTGTGTAAGAAGTATCCAAAGATGATGGTTAACCGTAATCTTCACATGACTGAAACTTGTATGTGTTGGGGCTTTGAATGTGGCGATGGCTGGTTCAATATCCTAGATCAGCTCATGGGCAATATTCAGCATCATATTGATTGGAAAGTAAAGCAACATGAGTCTGCCATCAAGTACAATGAAATGGTGACTGAATGTCAAGCAGGTAACTTTGAATTGTTTGAAACAGACCATGCAAGTCTTAGTCAAGAATACAAGGACAAGAGACTGGGGGAGATTATTGCCGGTGGCCGCCGCGAACTACCAGAAATGGTTCCACAAGTAACACTGGATCAAGTTAAAGAAAAGTTTGGTACGCTACGTTTTTACTACTCAGGCGGTGATGACTACATTAGTGGGCTTGTTAGCATGGCAGAATCAATGTCAGGCGTAACATGTGAATCGTGTGGTAATACAGGTGAACGCAAAGGTGGCGGGTGGATTAAAACTATCTGCGAACCGTGTGAAGATAAACGTGCAACAGAATATGCTAGACAAACAACAGAATACAAAAAGGAAACAAAATGAGTTTAATTCCAATGGTCATTGAAAAGACCAGTTCAGGCGAGCGTGCCTTTGACATTTATAGTCGTCTGCTTAACGAACGCATTGTGTTCTTAAACGGCCCTGTAGACGATCACAGCGCCAATGTTATTGTAGCGCAGTTCCTACATTTAGAAAGTAACGACAGCGAAAAGGACATTCACTTTTATATTAACAGTCCGGGCGGTGTTGTTACAGCGGGTATGAGCATTTATGACACAATGCAGTTCATCAAGCCTAATATCTGTACATACGTTATGGGTCAAGCCTGTTCTATGGGTAGTTTACTTGCTCAGGCAGGGAGTGCCGGAAAACGCTATATGTTGCCTAACGCACGACATATGATTCATCAACCTAGTGGCGGTGCTGGCGGGCAAGCCACAGACATGGAAATCCAAGTAAGAGAGATTCTAAAAATGAAGAAATCTCTAACTGAAATCTATGTTAAACATAACAGTAAGGGCAAAACTTACGAAGATTTTGCTCGAGATATGGAACGTGACTTCTTTATGAGTGCGGAAGAAGCCCTAGAATACGGTCTAATCGACAAAGTCGTAGAGAATCGTCTGTCATAAGTCAATACCATGGTTCTGCTAAATAGTGCTATTAGCATCTATTTAGGAACGCAAAACCATGGTAAAAACTTTTGATAACAAAGTAACAGTCGCTGAACTTGATTTACAGCACGGCGATCTCAGCGGGGACTTTATTGCTGGCGGAACAATCGCTAGATTTTCTAGCACAGGTATTAGCGACCAAGCAACATCTACAACACTAACAATCACAGACGGTAAATTAACCGTAGACAGTATTGAAACAAAATCTGCCAAATTAGGCACAATTGAAGGCAATACTGTTATCCGTGGAGATGTTAAAATTTACGGTATTCTTGACGCAGGGTTTGTAAGAACTACAGAAATTATTACAAATCAACGTTATGAAAAGCAATACATTGAATTTGCTATGGATAACGAGCAAGGTACTAACGTAGGTACAGGTTTGCTATGGCCAAGCTCAGGATACAATAAACAGTTTGTTTATCGTAACAATCCAGATCGTTTCTTCTTAAGTGAAACAGTTGACCTAGCACCACAGCGTCAATTTATGATTGGCGGCAGTAGCGTTCTTAATCAAACTACCCTAGGCGGAAGTGTTACTGAAAGTAACCTAAAGAATGTAGGAACCCTACAAGCTCTAAATGTTAGCGGCAATGTTAACATTGGAGATATGGTTTTTTATGATGCTCAACAAGGTAAGTTTGCTGTAGGTAACTCAGAGCCTACACATTTATTCTCTGTATACGATCTAGAAAGCGATACAGATTTCTACATCGAAGGTGATAAAGAAGGCCGAGCTAGAGTAGGCACATTTAACAATCGTCCAGTTGATATTGTAACTGATAACCAAGTTCGTATTAGCATAGCAGAGCAAGGCGACGTTACACTGGGTAAAGAAGGTCGAGATAATTCAGTTACTCGTGTTTACGGTAAGTTATCTGTAGGCATTAAAAATCCTGTTGAACAATTTGAAGTTGCTGGTAATATGCGTATTGCCGGGAAGTTGTTTGCCCAAGGAGACAATCCTCCAGGCGAAGGTCACTATAACAAAGGTGACGTTATTTGGAACACCAACCCAAGACCAAATGCGTTTATTGGTTGGGTATGCGTACAAGGCGGATTTCCAGGTACATGGAAACCGTTCGGGCAGATATTTGAATAAACTACCGATAAAAGTTCCAGTGCTCCTATATTAAATATTTGCACTTATGGGAGCAACATCATGGACAAGAAACTTTCTCGCCACTTAAAAAATCTTAAACTATTTAATAGTCAACGTAAAGCCTGGTTAGTACTCAGCGCATTTGTAGTATTAGTAATTGGAAAAATTGTATTTGATAAAACAATTTTAGAAAATCATCATTACGTATGGGCAATGGTAGCCTTTGGTTTAACCATTTCTGTCGTTTGGTGGTACTGGACAATGCGCCTTATCCGCCAACTTATTGATCATCGTCAACAGGAATCTGAGATACTAGTTGACATTGTCAACTCAATCAAAGATATTAAAGAAGACGTAAAAAATCTACCAAAGTAGTTGACACGATAAATAAAGATCTATACAATAATTGTTAGCGGTCTTTTAACGTCATTCACCCCGCTTTATAAATTCTGCATGTCGTCAAACTTGCTACCTTATAAAGGAGACTAGAGATGGCAAATCTTCAACCCGTACAATACAAGTACACAAGCACTAAAGAATATCACGATGCTTTTCCCTGCGCCTATCGGCAATGGCGAGCTGATAGTCACTGTAATTTAAATCACGGCTATTCATTTAGCATGAAATTTTACTTTGGCACAAACGACCTAGATGTCCGTAATTGGGCGGCTGACTATGGTGGACTCAAAGAACTTAAAAAGATTCTAGAAGATCAGTTTGATCACACTACTTTGGTTGCCGCGGACGATCCGGAACTTGAGTTCTACAAAGAAATGGAACGACGCAAGTTGGCCAAACTAACTATACTACCTGCACTAGGTTGTGAAGCACTGAGCGACATGCTGTACAAGTATGTTAATGGTGTTTACGTTCCGGACATGTGGGGTGACGGTGAAAGCAAACGCCTTTGGTGCTATCGTGTAGAAGTTCGCGAAACTCAAAGCAATATGGCATATCGTGAAGGTCATCGTGAATGGAATGAAGATTTATTTGCATAAACTTTGGCGCCTTTGGGCTAAGGCCATTGGAGAAAAAGCAGGCAATACGGACGATGAAGCTGATCGTATTGCTTGCTTTCGTACCTTAATTGTGTTAATATATGTTATCACAAACTTTTTTATAATTGCAGGCGTTATAAGGCATTGGTAATGGGCAAACTCGGATTCGCATGTAAATGGATCGATCATCCACATCAGACAGATGGAATTAAACCTACAGACGATTGTAAAAAATACAATACAGGATCTACTACAGTAGCCTGGCTTGATCGACAAAGTCGCGATGTAGCTGAACAAAAACTTTGGGACCTAATGGTAGGCAATATTGAAGCTGTTCAAAAACTTGTAGGTAAGGTTAGCGAACTTGATGAGCCACTTCGTATGGTTCGTATTGGCAGTGATATTCTGCCCGTTTACACTCATGCTACGTATGCGTATTATTGGCAACGCCCCGATGTTATTTCATACGCTGAAAAAGCATTTGCAAGGGTAGGCGATATTGCTCGCGCTAACAATGTGCGCTTGTCTTTTCATCCTGGGCAGTTTACAGTTCTAGCATCTGAAAACGACGGTATTGTAGAGCGTTCAATTGCTGAGTTTGAGTATCACGCAGACATGGCCAGAATGATGGGCTATGGTAAAAAGTTTCAGGACTTTAAAATTAATGTCCACATTAGTGGCAAACGTGGACCGGATGGTATCCGAGCCGCTTACAAACGATTGAGTACAGAAGCTCGTAACTGTATCACTATCGAAAATGAAGAAAACTCTTGGGGATTAGATGATTGCCTTACTATTAGTGACTTGGTGCCTATCGTTCTTGATATTCATCACCATTGGATTAAAACAGGAGAGTACATCTCCCCCGTGGACCCCCGTGTTGATCGGGTGGTTCAGTCTTGGCGTGGTGTCCGGCCTACTATGCATTATTCTATTAGCCGTGAAGATTATCTCGTGGATCATGACCTACTTTGCGCTCCCAACTATACAACTCTTTTAGAAAGCGGATACAAAAAGCAAAAGCTCAGAGCACACTCTGACTTTTACTGGAATAAAGAAGTTAACGACTGGGCATTACAGTTCTTAAATACACATGACATCATGTGCGAGTCTAAGGCTAAAAACTTAGCCAGCTTTGCCCTTTACGATTATTACAGGAACAAATCATGACAACCGTTATCCTCGAAGAAGATCCAGAGACCGGAGAGTTGATTATGCCCATCCCGGACAACATGTGGAAAGAGTTAGGATGGGAAATCGGAGACACACTTGTTTGGGAAGTACATCCTGACAACACAATACATCTAACTAAAAAAGAAAGTACAACTAAATGAAAACAGTTTTTTATGCCTGGCTAACAGACGATTTTAAAAATACAATTATCGACTTTGATAATTTTGAAAAGAGCTTTAAACACTTTCATCCAGATGTAGATTTGGTAGTGTTTGATACAGCAGATATTAAAAAGCTGTTTTCAGAAAAGCCCTGGCTAAACCATTGTAACTGTAAAGCATCGTTTGCCAAGTTATTGTATAACGACTACGACTTAGTTGTTAACGTAGACGCAGACTTTTACTTTTTTGATCGTCTAACAGAATTGCTCGAAGGTGATTACGACATTGCCGCGTGTGCTAATTTTAATGTAATTAATAACAACGTTGACATTGCTGGTGGAGAACTTAATGGACTTCCTATTCCTACAGTTGATCATCCTGTTTATATACAGGGTGGACTAATTGCTAGTCCTAATAAGAAGTTTTGGGATCAGTACGAGGAGTACAGCAGAATCTTATCAGACGACATGCGTATTAAAGAAAACGATGTGTTGAATGTTATTTGGCACGGCGGATACGGATACAATACCAAAGTGCTAGATGGTTCTACAGATTTCAAGTCGCCAGACTTTAAACAGTATTACAACTGTGCTAGCCTAGGCAGAGAAGCGCAGGCCGTGATAAAAGATGGAAAAGTCCATCTTGATGACAAAGTTATGAGAAGCTACCATGTTGCTCACGGCAACAACGGACCTCAAGGTATTCGAAAACACCGGTTGAATGAACTGTTTAGACCTGAGGTAGTAAACTGGTTCAATTCAACGGTGAATACTAATTAAGCCTTTTTAGCCTTAACAGTTTTTGCTTTAGCAGGTGCCTTTGGCTTAACGGCCTTAGGTGCCTTTTCTACTTTTGCCTTAGGCGCTCTAGGAGCACGTGGCTTCTTAGTAGGAGCAGTTCCCATATCAGAAGTTTCTAGATCTAACGCAACTGCCACGGCAACTGTGTTAGCTTCTGCTGGCTTCTGTACTTCTTCTACAGGAGCTGGTTGTGCCTCAACTTTATAAGGTGGTGCTGGGGTTTCTGTTGCTACTTTAGAAGTACCAAAGAAGGACTTGATGAATTTGATCATATTAATGATTCCTTTTAATTAAACATATATTTAACACAATAAGTACCGTGTTTAAATTTTACTTATGTCAATATTACTGTTTACAGGCGCATCCCATATAAATCTACGCTCAACTCCTTTCTTTTGAGCAAAGCGTTTTGAATCACAATTTTTACAAACATGAAAATAATGGTTGTTTAATCGCTTGGGATTCATGCGTCCACGCTCTCTTTCAAATAGTTTGCTACAGCTATCGCATCGAAATATAACAACACAGTATTCTCTCCAATGCGTATGTTCATGTCCTAGCGTACTCTTACGAGTGAAATATCTTTTACGTGTTTCAGTTTTCAAAAACATAAGGTATTTACATTAAGATTACAAAACAGTTTGGTAAATAAGATGAACAGCACTTATTGTGAGAGACTACACATGGCCAATAAAAAAATCATTAACATCGGTAATCAAAGCAACGACGGGACCGGCGATACAATTCGCGATGCGTTCGATAAAGTCAATAGTAACTTTGATGATCTTTACAACGTAGCAGGCTTAGGAGACGGTTTACGATTCGTTAAACTACGCGAAGCCCCAGCAACATTAAGTTCTAGTACCATTTTAGGTATTAATACTAGTGCTACAAAAATTGTACAGCGCACATTAGTTGCCAGTACCGGTGTTCAAATTACGCTAACTGATGATAGTATCATCATTGCCAACACAGCCAGTAACTTAAAATCTGATGCAAATCCAGTATTAGGCGGCGATTTAGATGGGCTTTTCAGTCATAAAGGTATCAAATTCAGCGAACCTACTAACGATTATGACACCGTTACAAAGAAGTGGGTCTATGACAACTTCTTAAACAGAGATGCCAAATACGAAAGGGACGATACTGTACCTCCTGCGTATTTTGGAAATCCGGTCGCAACTACCGAAGGAAGCACTCTAAGAAAGAATCCAATTGCTCTTACTACTGCTACTAAAGCTGGACATTTAGTCAATAAAGAATACGCTGATCGCAAGATTAGTCTCAAGGGTGCATATTCAATTGATCCTGCTACTGATGCGATAAACCCGGCTATGGGCACAATGACTGGGCCGCTAGTACTATTCCGTGACCCAATTACACAAGACGATGTAGACTTTGGTGGAAAAATTGCGGCAACCAAATCATACGTTGATAGTTCTAGCTTTGTTAGCTCTGTTAACTTCTTTGTTGCTACAACCGGACGCGATAACCGAACAGATATTCCTTCTTTTAAGAAAGGTCGTGCTCTAGCATACGCATTTAAAACTATCGGACAAGCTGGAAAAGCCGCTGAAGAGATGCTGGCTATTTCACAAGTTGTGCTTGGACCATACCAAAAACTCATTACAACCAACAACGGACTAGCCGATGTTACGGTTAGTAATATTGTAGAAACTAGCCCGTATGTTGCTGGCGCAAAAAGAATTAGTGTAGGATGGTCAGGCGGAGAAGGGAAAGGTACTGATGCGTATGCTAACGGAAGTTTATTTCCTGGTTGCTATATTCTCGGAGAATCAACTGGTGCTATCGGCCTAGTTGAAAAAATTGGTTATACAACTGGTCCTAACATCGAAAACTACGATATTGTACCAGTTGACTATGCTAAAACTATTGTTAGTAATTTAACTCAGATTCAAGCTCAGGGTAATGTTATACTACAATTTCAAACACCAAACTTAGTTAACATTCCAAGCTTCTGGAAAGGCTATATTTTTAAAGTAGATGATAGCGTTGGTGGTGGTGAAGGTCAAATTGTCGATGTTGGTTACTATACCGACCCAGTTACACAAGATGTATACGATCGTATTACTGTTAACTTTACAACTCCGTTAGGTAACGAGAATAATATTGCTGGAGACAAATGGCACGTTTATAGCGGGTACTTTCAGCTAGGTGAAAGACTACGTTGGGGACAACGTCAAGATAAAACTCAGATCACTATTGTTATTGAATCTGGTGAACATCTAGAAAATTACCCAGTTAGATTGAGTAGAAACGTTTCTATACGTGGAGATGAATTCCGACGTTCTATTCCTAAGCCTGCTACGTTTGTTAATAGTGACTTGTCAACAATTTCTGTTAGCCCATGGGCAAATATTTACTTCCGTCGTGATACACAAACAGACGGATTGCTAATTTCTCAATTAAACAAAGACGTTGATTATGTTGCAAATGAAGACGGTGTTCTTACAGCAACACCTGACGGAACTGAAAATAATCGAGACACAGGCGTTGTAACATTTACAGTTTCACAAACTATTAACGGAATTCCTCAGTCAGGGTATTCATTGCCATCGTCTTGGAAAGGAAAAGTATTTGTAGGCAACGGGGGACAAGGAGAAATTTTATCTGTAACTGCTAACGTCTTTACTGTTAACTTGGCTCAAAATAGTTCTTTTGAAAGAAAGTTAACATCCAGTTCTGCATCCGTTGGAAATCAATGGCATGTGTATAGTCCTGTTAACTTTGGATATCATTATCTACGTGATGCTAAACGTCCTATTAACTACGTTATTAAAAATCAAGCTGGTAACTATCTAACCAGTGCCCGTTTACTAGCATTAAACAAGGGGTATATACAAGCAGAGATTGGTGCTTACATTGACGCAAAAATTGCTCTAGGTGTAGGCATTTGGGCTGGCTTTAGTTTAACAACTTTACAAAAACAAAAATGTGTCCGAGACGTAGGTACTATCATTGATGCTATTTGTGCTGACTTAGACGCAGGTAATATTAGTAACTGTTTAACAGTTGCCGACAGTTATAGAAATGTTCCTACCGTTCAAAATTATGAACTGTTACAGACTGTAGATGCTATTGCCAAAATTGGAGAACTAGCTCAACGAATTGTTCAAAATATTCCTACAGGTGAAGGCCAAGGAATTAATTCATACTCTACTAAAGCACAGACATTTGATAGAACAGCATATCAATCCGATATGGCTGTTATTAGGCCAACAATTGGATATGCTTTAGACCCTAACAATATCAATATTATTGATGAAGGTTTAGGATATCAATTTCCCCCAACAATTAGTTTTGTAGGCGGAGGATACTCTACTATTGCCAAGGCCACAGCGTCTATTAATGGCAGCGGAGCAATTACAGGTTTAATATTTACTGATGTTGGAGCCGGATATACTTCAGCTCCGATAGTTGTCATTACTCGAAACGGTGACGCACCATCAGTTGAGGCCGAGATTGAAGTTCCATTGGCTCCAACTGGAACTATTAAAAGTGTAGAGATAGTTCAACCCGGACGTGGATACTATTCAACTCCCGGTGTTAAAGTTGTTGGGAATCCCGGAGCAAGTGGTGGTCTTATTACTATCACTACTGGTACTGTAGGCCCATACACAGTTGTTACATCTGCTAATCTAGTCAGTGGCGGAACTGGATACAGTGAAGCATACATTCAACTAGACAAAGGTACTGGTACTGGTGTCGACAACAGCTTAAACTCGTTAAAGAATTTAACCGACGGCATTGGTAGTGTTGTTGGCGGAAACCCAGATTTTAACCCTCCATTGTACAACGACGAAATGGACTGTTTCTTAATGAATGACGCAAACGTTATTCGTTATGTAAGCTGTCAAGGACATGGCGGTTTCATGAAGGTACTTGATCCTGAAGGTCAAGTTCTTGCTAAATCACCGTATACACAAACAGCATCGTCATTTAGTCGTAGTAAAAATAGACAAGTGTTTTCTGGAGGTATGTTAGTTGACGGCTTTGCTGGTAACTTACAAATGACTCCGCGTGTTAACAGTCAGGAAAATTTAGAAGCAGAAGCTGACGCAGAGACTGGAACACTAACTAAGATTTTTGTTGAAGGTTTAAAGCGTAAGCCACAGACTCCGACATTCTTCTTACATCAAGGAATTACCTTTGAAGTTAACTTTATTAGCGAATTCCAATTAGATAGCAGTGGCGAAACATATCAAGCAACGCTAAACTTAAACCCTGCTCGTCCTGGAGGATTCTCTTCAGGTTATATTAGTGCTACGGGTTTCCAAGGAAGTAAGACACTTCCAGTAGCGTTAAGTAGTCCAACTGT